ATCCGTCATGTACAGGCTGCCGCCGTAGACCGTACCGTTCAGCGGCGTGGCCCGGCTCTCGCTGACCAGGCCGCGCAGCGTGCCGCCGGTGTTGTTGGGCACGGTATAGTCCTTGGCGGCCAGCGTCTTTCGGTCGTACTCCCGCACTTTGATACCGGCCCCCACCGCAATGCTGCTGCCCGCCGGGATGGAGACAAGATACAGCTTGTCGGCCTCGGCGTCAAAGCAAAGACGGCAGTACCGCCCAGCGTTGGCCGAAACATCCTGCAAAAAGTCGGTGATATCCAGCGTCTCGGTGCGCAGCAGGCTGTCCCAGGTGCCCGCCGTATCGCGGCGGAAGAGGTCCAGGGTATGCAGCCCCAGGCAGTGGTGGCGCAGTTCCAGCGCAGCGTTCTCCACATCCACCCGGCCCGCCACGGCCTCATCTGCCGCCGGGTCCGCGTAGAGCAGCACCCCCTTCTCGTTCGTGGGATAGCAATCGGTCGCCAGCAGCCCGGTCAGCAGCTGGTCGCCGCCCAGTGCCCCGCCGAAGGCCAGCCGATCAATGTTCGTCGGGCTGGCGTCGGGAGCCTCCACCATCTCGGAGTAGAGCGCTCCCATCGGGTGGGTCAGGCAGACCGAGCGGATGATGCCGTTGGCCTGGTTCGTGGCAAACTCATAGACGTAGCTCACCACGCCGCCCGCCGGGTCGATGTTCGTCTCGGTCAGGTTGGCACTGCCGCGGGTCGTGTTTTTGGTGGTGTTGACGACATTGCACCGCGCCGTGCCCACCACGCCCGCAGCCGCCGGGGCAAACAGGGTGCCCGGCTCGGCCCCCAGCGCGGTATCGTACAAAAGCAGCCCGCCGTAAAACATCGAGACCAAATCCTTCGGTGCGTCGGTGTAGCCGGTATCGCCGCGCCACAGCAGCATGGCCTTGTTCAGGCTGCCGCCGTAGCCGTTGAAAATATCGCTCACCGCGTTCGTGATGAGGTTGTCGCTCTCCACCACCTCTACTTCCCCGGTGTGCACATCCGTCAGTTCCAGGCGGGCGTGGCCGTGCAGTTTCATTCCAAAATCACCTTTCTTTCTGTCAGTTGCAGCGGCATCAGCAGTTCCTCAAATTGCAGCGTGCCGTCCCAGGGCAGCTCGCTGGCCATGCCCTGGCCGGTCACGGTGGCCTTGATGTTGTAGGGCGCAATTTTCACCGTGCCGCCGGTGCAGACCAGCCGCACCGAAAGCCGCTTGGCCGCATTGGCTTCAACACTGGCGAAGGGGTAAAACAGCGCCAGCGTGTGCGCCCCCGCCAAAAGCCGCTGCTGCGGGGTAAAGTTTTCCACCCGCACTTCATTTACATAGTACCGCACTTCCAGTGTCAGCGGGTCGCCGCCCTCCGGCTCGGCGGTCAGCAGCAGCTGGGCCAGGAACATGGCGCTCGTGTCCTCCACCGCCGCAAAGACGATGGACACAGCCGGAGTCTCCACTGTGCGCACGGTCAGCGCCGCCGTGTTCGTAAAACTGTAATACACCAGCCGTTTGCTCTCGGCGCTGTTCTGCACTTTGCGCAGCAGCTTTTCCGTCGTACCATCGCTGTTGTTGGTTAAGTAAGGGTTGCGCCCCACGCTTTTCAGTGTCTGGCGGCCATGGTAGTGCCAGACAAAATGCGTCACCAGCATTTCGGGGGCCGTACCGTCAGCCTGGGGCAGCACCACCCGGTCGCCCGGTTCCAGCGCCGGGTCGCCGGGCATCGTCACGGTGGCCGGGGTGTAGTCCAGCTGCCGCAGCTCGGCAAACAGGTTGTCGGTGATGCCCTGCCGCGTGTCGGGCAGGCCCTTCTCGGCCAGCGGCATATCGGCAATCGCCATCGTCAGGCCGGTGTCCTGCCCGCCGCCTGCGGCGTAACTGCCACTCTGCGTTGCCACGGTCAGCGCCGCATAGTGGCAGCGGAAGTCCGACACACCCGCCTCGCTGCGGGCATCGGCCCCCAGCGAAACGCAGCTTGTCTTGGCAAACTGCCGGATAACGAGCCGCCCGGCGCGGTCCACCGTGCCAAAGCCGCCCAACAGCTGGGCGATGGCCGCCACGCAGTCCCGCCAGGTCGTCAGGCCGTCGGCGGCGCTCAACTGGCAGGTCAGGGCAGCGTTGGGGTTCAGCGCGGCGATTTCCTCCGCCGTCTGGCCCAGTTCCAGCCCGCAGCCGTCGGCGATCTGCGCCAGCATCTCACAGGCATTGCCCTGGATGGCCGTGCCGTCCCAGCGGCTTTGCAGCGGCAGGATGTTGTCATACGCCTTGATGCTCACATACAGCGCCCTGCGTTCGGCCTCGGCCACCGTGTAGACGCCCAGAGGGACGGCCTCCCAGCTGCCGCCGGGCAGCTGCAATTCGTACCGCAGCACAAGCTTGGCACCGTAAAAGGCGTAACGGCTCAAACTCGTGCGCAGGCTGAACGCCGCCTGCCCCAGGTAGACGCAGCCGAAGGCCAGTTCCTCCCCGGTGACGCACTGGTTATCCAGCGTGAGCGACCCGCTCATGAAGTCCTGCACGCCCAGCGCCAGCACCGTGCCGTCGGTCAGGGTCAGCGTGCCGGCCACCCGGTCCGTCCGCGCCCGCGCCCGGATGGCGGTTTTGTATCGTTCCGATACAGGGTACATGATGGTTCACCTCCCGTTTGGTTGCAGGGGCGGATGCTTGCATCCGCCCCTGCAAAATCAGTATTCGATCAGATTCACCGCCACCTCCCACACGGCCCGGCCCTCACGGGCGGCCTTCAGGTCGGCGGTGCGGTCGCCCGCGTACATCTTGGCGGTGCGCGTCCCGCCAAAAAAGTAGGCCACCTGCATACTGTCCGGGGCGGTGGCGTTCAGCACCCTGGCGCAGTCCGCCGTGCTCAATGCGGCCCAGCTGACGCTGATTTTCGCCACGCCGCCGCGCACCCGCTCGCGCACCAAAATTCCATCTTCGGTGCGGCCGGTGCCGCTGCTATCCAGGTCGGAGAGCTGCACCTTGTACTCGTTGGGCGTGGGCAGCGCCACGCCGTCAATGACCAGAATATCCATGAGTTACCTCCCACCGCTGCGCAGGGCACGGCGGTTCTGGCTGTTGGCGATGACGCTGTCCAGCAGCTCCTCGCCAATATAGATGTTGATGGGCTGGCCGTCGCCGCCCTGCCACCCGGCCAGCGTTTCCGCCACGGCCTGCTTGATGGTGGACAGCGGCGCTTCGACGTTCGTGCCGCCGGTCTGGTCGCCCAGCATGGCGAGAAAGCGGCGGTTGGGCGGGATGACTGCGCCCTGCGCCAGCGCCGGGATGGGCATCGACGCAGCATACCCCAGCCCGGGCAATGCCGCCTGCGCCGTAAGCAGCTGCCCCGCACCACTGAGCACACTGCCCGCCATCGACTTGGCGCGCCCGATGGCCGACAGCAGCCCATTGATGGCCGCCGCAATGGCGCTGACCATGCTGCGCACGACGCCCAGCACCGTGGAGACCGCCGTCTGCACAATGGAAACGATGCGTCCCCACACGGTCGAGACGGTCGCGGCCATGGCGTTCCAGGCAGCATCCCACTCGCCCCGCAGCACAGCGGTCAAAAAGTCAGCCAGGCCGCGCAGCACCGCCAGCGCAAGGGTGATGGCATCGGCAATGATACCCGCCGCGCCGGTCACGGCAATGCCCACCGCCGTGAACACCTGCACGGCCACCGGGGCCAGCGTGGCAATAAGCCACTGCACCAGCGGGGCCAGGATCGTGTTCCAGACCGTCAGCAGCAGCGCTGCCACCGCACCCAGGCAAGCGGTCAGCTCGTTCCAAAGCGGCTGCAGATGCGCCGACCAGAGCGCCGCCAGCAGGTCAAACAGCTGCAAAAATACAGGTTGCACCACGCCGCCCCACAGCGCCGAGAGGATGCTCACCACGTTCTGCCACCCCTGGGCCAGCCCCTCCAAAATCGGCTGACCGTAAACGGCCCAGGCGTTTTGCACTCCCTGCCAAAGCCCCTGCCAGACTGTGTCCAGCAGCTCCACCGCAGGCGTGACCACGGTGGAAAGCTCGGCCCAGAGCGGCTCCCAAACGCTGCTCACCGCCGCGCCAAGGCCCTCCCACACCGTCTGCCAGGCTGTGACGAACGGCGCGAAAAAACCTTGCAGGTAGGCCCAAAAATCCGCCCAGATACCGCGCAACTGGGTGAGTACCTGCTGCCACACGGCGGAAAACTCGGCTGCATCCGTCCCAGCCTTACCGCTGCGGCGGGTGCTGCCCGCCGTGGTGCCGGCGGTGGATTTTGCCGCTTTGGCGGCGGCTTGGGCCGCCTGTTTTTCTTTGGCGGAAGCGGCGGTCTTTTCCGCTGCCGGGGCGGACAGACGGTTGATCTCATCAAATTTGGCAAGGCTGCGGGCGGACTTTACGCCCTGCACGGCGGCTGCCTGCAAGGATGCCCGCAGCTCGTCCACTACCTGCCGCGCCTGCTGCCCGGCATCCCCCACGCTGCCCAGCGCCGCGGCCACCTTATCCAGCGCCGTCTGCAAGCTGCCGGACGGCAGCCGCAGCGTCGATAGTTCGTCAAAAATTATGTTTGTCGTTTTGTTCACTCCTTTCACCCCAACATTGCCAACAGCCGCTGCTTCTCAGCCTGCTCCTCTGCGGTGGCCGCCGGGCGCAATTCCACCATGGTGCGGTGGGTGCGGTAAAAATCCAGCTCCCAGTTTTCCAGCCGTCTGCCGCGCCGCAGCTTGTCCCGGATGGCCACCACCGTGGCAAAGCTCCCCTCGCCGATGGCGTCAAACAGCGCAAGGAAGCTCCACCAGTGCAGGTAGGGCAGCGTGCGCACATCCTGCCCCGCCGCCCGGCCAATGCCGGCCGCAATCAGCGGCGCGTCCTGCTGCCAGTCCATCAGCGCGGGGCCGGGGCGGGGTTCCTCTCTGCGGCCCGCCGCCAGGAACTCCGCTAAAAAGCGCGTTGCCTCCGGCCAAACATCCTGCGTCATGGCGTCAAATTCCGGGTAGAACAGCCCCATCGCCACGTACCACCGCTCGGCCTGATCCAGCGCCGAGTCGGCCTGGCCGCCCAACCAGCGCAGCAATTCCAAAATGTCCCGGTAGTCGGTGCGGATGGCATATGCCCCGCCGCCCAGCGCGGCCTGCGTCGGCAGCGTCCAGGGGCCTGTCATACCGCGCCCCGGGCCGCGCGGGCGGCAGCGGCCTCACGTTCTGCAGTGTCGGCGGCGGCTTTCAGGCGGCGTTCAGCCCCCTCACGCAGAATCGGCGTCAGGGCTTCCAGCAGGTTTTGCACCACGCGCTTGCCATTGGCCCCCACGCCCGCCAGGTTCACACCGCCCAGAACCGCGTCAAAGTCGTTCTCGGGGCCAAAGATGCCGGTCAGCAGCGCCTTGATTTTGCCGTCGTACTCGTTCAGCAGGCGCAGCCCCGCCGCGGCGCAGGCCTGCTCGTCGCCCTCGACAGTCTGCAAGGCCTTCGTCAGGGCGGCATCGTAGTCGTTCAGCGTCCGGCCCTCCGCAAAAAAGCGGTGGTAGAGGTTCGGGTCAGCCGGGTTGAACCGCAGTACGCCCTGCCCATTGACGGAAAATTCCTCCACGCCGGTGTCAATGTTCAGCTTTTTCATTCATCATGCCTCCGTAAATTTCTTGCTTGCCGGGTCAAACGTACCCTTGGTCTTGACGCCGGTGTAGTGGATGTTGAAGGGGATCTGGTAGCCGGTGGTGTCGCCGCCGTAGCTGACGATCTCGATGTAGCATTCCTCGCGCACGGCGGGGTAGGCCCCGGCCGTGTCCTTGCTCCAGAGCTTGACCTCGACGATGTCGGTTTTCAGGTCGTCCAGTACCAGGTCGCCGTCGATGATCCCCTGCAATTTTTCAAACAGCGGGTCGCCCTCCTCGGCGTAGTAGGGGCTGACCTCACCCTGCTTCTGGTAGCCGTCGATGACCACCGACGTCTGGCCCAGGATGTTGGACTTTTTCTCAACGTTGGCAGTCAGTTCGGGGGCGTACTCTTCCAGGTCCTGCCCCAGGCGGGTGTAGTCGGCCTCGCCCTTGCCAAAGGCGGCGTTCAGGTAGTGGGCCATGTATTTTCGTTCAATTTTCATGGGGTTTCCTCCGTATAAAGTTGTGTGTATTCGGCGCGGATGCGCAGGCTGTACACGGCGGTGCCGCCTGCGTCGGCGCGTTCCAGTTTGCCCTGCTCGGCCCGCAGGGTCTCCCGGGCCGGGTCGGCATTGCCAAAGACCGGGGCACGGCCCGCCGCACACTCGGCGGCCACCCAGGTCTGCAAAGCCAGCAGGTGGGCGGCGTTTTCGGCAGCGGTGGCACTGTCCCCGGGCGGCAGCGGCAGGCAGAGGCGCAGCGTGAACTCGGCGCGGCAGCGCTGGCGCACGGTGCCCAGCAGGTTTTCCCTCTGTTCCAGCACCGTGACGCCCTTGCACCACAGCCCCGCCGTGCCCGGTGCGGGACCTGCATCCCCCACCGCCAGCGTGATCCCGGTCAGGGCCGGTGCCCGGGCCAGAAATGCGTAGAGTTTTTGCAGCATGGTAGTCCTCCTATCTCTAAGCCTTCCCCCTTTGGGGGAAGGTGGCCCCGCAGGGCCGGATGCGGGGCAGCCTGCCACCCGGCGTCCCTTTCCCGTGCAGCAGCGGCCGGCTCGCCCCTCATCAGCCGCCTGCGGGCGGCAACTCCTCCCCCGAGGGAGAAGCCAAAGGTTTTTTCATCTCGTCAAGCTGTGGGCCCCGGTGCCGCTGGCGTTCCACCAGGCCCCGGCCTCCACATGATGCACCCGTCCGCGCAGGCGCAGCGGCAACACATAGGCCACAACCGCCAGCCCCGCCACAGCAGCGGGCACAAAGCCGGGCCAATCGGCCCAGGCCACGCCCGGCCCCTCGCCCAAAAGCACCCGGTCGCCGGGGTCCAGCGTGTAGTCCGCGCCGTACTGCCCCGCCGCTTCGGGGATGACCAGCAGCAGCGCCGTACCTTGCTTTGTCCCGGCAGCATCGGGCTTTTCGCGCCGGCCCTGCTGCCAGCTCACGCCCCGCAGCACCCGGCGGCAAACGGTCTGCGCCGTCGGATCCGGGTGGTAGAGTGTCACGGTCTCGCCGCAGAGCCGGTTTTTACGCATGGGGCAGCCACCGTCCGATCTCGTAGTAATAGCCCGCTTCGTGACGGTAGTGGCCCGCCCGCAGGGCCAGCGTGGCGGCGCACAGCTGGGGCGGTGCGGTGTAGGTCTCGCTCACGCTGCCCACGCTGACCTTCGCCAGGCCCCGGGCCTCGTCCTCCTGCGCGAACTCATACATCGCATCCGCGATGCTGCACACCGCCATGGCGTAGGCCGTGTCCGGCTCGATGCCCTTGCAGGGGGCCATGGGGTAGATGTTCTGCATTCGGGCCAGTTCTTCCGCCGCACGGCGGGCGAACCGCGGGAAGGCAGCCTCAGGGATATCCTCGCCCAGGTATTTCTCGGTGTAATAGGTGTAATCCGGCACGCTCCCGCCCCCTTACGCCTTGAACTTTGCCAGTACCACCTTGGCCTCGTTGGAGAGCACAGCGACGTAGAATTCATCAGCCGTGATCTCGGTGGTGCGGGTCTTGGGCTTGCGCTCGGTCTCGATGTTGACTTCACGCTTGCGGTAGATGGTCAGCGCCGGAATCTCGTCATCGACCTCGGGGTCGGCCTCCAGCTTGACGATGGGGCAGGCGTAGACGCCGCCGGTGAGCGGGACCTTCTTGCTGGGCACCAGGCGGCAGCCTGCAATCATGCCGATCTCGCCGGTCAGGCTGACGCCCGGGGTGTACTTGTCGGCGCTCAAAAAGTCGGGATTCTTGCGCAGCTGAGTCACCTGCTTGGGGTGGATGAACAGCACCTTGTCGGAACAGCCCATCTCCTCCTCAAACAGATCCACGGCGTCCACAATGGCGTTGTAGCTGATGTTCTCCTTGCTGCCGTCGTAGACAAGGCTCGCGGTCTGCAAAGCGTCCATGCAATCGCTGTCGATTTTCGCAGCGATGGCCAGCGCCAGCTGGGTATTGGCCTCGCCCACCGGGTTGCCATAGCCGGACAGCACCGCCTCGTCGGTCAGACCGATGCCCTTCATGGCCTTCTTGATGGTAGCCTTGCGGGTGGAGGTCGTCATCTTCTCGATGGCGACCTCGCCGCCCTCGGCCACGTCGGCAGCGTCGCCGATGTAGGTGTAGGCGGGCACGGTGATGGTATCGCCGGGCACGCCCGCCAACGTATCGTCAATTTTAGCAAAGGGTGCGACGCGCAGCTTCTTCGGGATGCGCGCGGACACCATATCCCCCATGACTTCCGGGTCGATCATATCGGACAGTTTGGTAATAAAATCAGACATAAAATTTTCTCCTTTTTGATAATCACATGGTAGGGGCCGGGCATACCCGGCCCTCACCTTTTTGATAGCTGCCTCATTTTCGGTCGCATTGTAGGGGGGGCTTGACCCCTCCGCGGCAGGGGGATGGCCCCCTACTTCTTCAATTCCTGATACACCTCCGGGTTTTCCCGCTTCAGTGCCAAGCGCTCGCGGTATCCCATCCGGTCAAACGCGGCACGGTCGGGGGCTACCGGCACACTGCCGGTGCCTGCCGCATAGGGCGCGGGGGTCTGTCTGCTCTGCTCGTCCATCTTGTCTCACCTCCCTCTTCTTTCTTCTCTCACTTCGGCATAAATTTCTCCCTCACCTCCTTCAGCTCTGCCTCGCTGCCGCAGGGCAGGTCAAAATACCAGGCCAGCGCCAGCTCGGGGCGCAAAAGTCCGGCGTCCACCATCTCCCGCTGTTCGGCCCAGATGCGCGCCCGGTCATATAAAACGCCGTCGCCCCAGTCGATAGCCGGGACAACGGCGTCGGTATGAAATTCCAGTCCATACAGGGCTCCCAGCGTGCCGCACAGCACCATGGCGTCCTGCACCGCAGCGCCCCACGCGCCCTGCAAATCGCGGATGGTCAAATCGTAGTCCACCGACGTTGCGGCAATTTCGGTGGCCGTGCGCGGGTCGGCGTTGGCTTCGGTCTCGCTCAAAATACCGCGCCGCAGCCCCAGCAGACTCTCACACCCGCGCAAAAGGTCCTGCTTGCGGGCCAGGTAGCTTTGCTCCCGCAGGGCGGGGCTGTACACGGTCACGCCCACATTGGCCGGGTCGTCCGGCAGGCCGATGAACAGATCATCTCGCAGCGCGCGCCGCCCCTGAGCATCGGGCCGCAGCAGGTCCTCCGACGCAAACACCCGGGACGCGCCGTTGGCGAACTCGGTGTTCAGCTGTTCCTCGCAGCGGGCCAGGGCGTGCAGCAGGCCCGCCGCCGGGGCGTAGATACTCACCGCGTCGGCGCTGCCGTCCACACAGTTCATCAGCGGGGTGCGCAGCACAGCCAGCCCCACGCCCTGCACGCCGGGCAGCATCAGCTGGGGGACCAGGTCGGCACAGGCGGGCAGTGTGGCCAGCGGCACGCAGCGGCCCAGCGCCTGACCGTTCAGCTCAAACAGCCGCGTCTCGATGGTCAGACCCTCAGCCCCGGCCGTGCGGCGTTCCAGAAGCGCATATTGGCGGCCGTCGCAGCTGTGGCGCTCCATCGTACCCACAGCCAGAATGCGCCCGTGGGCATCCCGCGCCAGCGGCACATAGCAGTCGCGCCGGATGGGTACAAAGTCGAATGCGCCGTCCTTCGGTACAGGTTTCAGCAGGCATTCACCGCCCACCAGTGCGTACTGCATGGCGGGCTTTGCGATGGCGTTCAGTGCAGCCAGGCTGCACCGCATAGGCTGCCCGGCATTTTCGGGCAGTCGGGTCTCGTACTCGGCAAAAACGGTGCGGCATAATTTGCCCACGATCAGCGCCGCCAGCCGGGGCGCAGCGTCCTCGCCTGCGCGGGGCGTGCCGTAGTACAAGTCCAGCCACTCCCGCAGTGCCGCCCGCATCTTCACCGATGTAACGTCACTTTTTCCAAATGCTTGTTCCAGATACGATTGCAATTCATCCTCTCCTCTCAAATCTCTTTGCCTCCCCGTCCCTGCTTCGTAGGGGTCGGGCATGCCCGGCCCTCCGCTTTTACATAAGCGGTCGTCTGCCTTACATTTGCGGGCCGCACATAGGCGGCCCCTACATTCTCTGCGCCTTTTCACGCCCCTCTCCGCCTCCA